GTAGAATAGGGGCTTAAAAAACGCGGTTTAATTCGTGCGCCTTTAGATTGATTGCATCGCCTACAAGCTGAGGTTAGGTTCTCTAAATTGAAAATGTCCCCGCCACTAACTCGGCTTTGTATATGGTCAACTGTTGCATTGGTTTCATCTAAGTTTGTGCCACAGTAGCTGCACACCCACCCATCTCGCATGAGTACAGATAACCTAGTTTTTTTCCAACGAGCAGTACCTAATGCTTTTTTACTAATGCCAATTCCATTTCTTGAAATGATCTAATGCAGCACACGCATTAATGTAACCATCATTATCTAATTTGTATTTGTGTGCTAGATACGACAGTCCCCAGTCTATCTGTTTGTAACCATCAACTCTACTTAAATAGACTGACTTTCCTTGGGGTATGCCATACACCCTATGAGTACCATCAAGGTTACCAACAGCTGAAGGATTCCATGCAGATTCTTTACCATACAAAATAGCCAAACACTTGTACTGTTTCTTACTCTCTATCTTTAACAAGGCGTATTCTTTAAATGAAATCATAACAACAGGCTTTTTAGATAAGGCTAGAGAGGAATCAATTGTTTTAGAATTAATGCTAAATATCATTAAGCAAAGAGCTGCCCCAATAACTAGCAGCAACGAACTCGCGAGCAATCCGCTAGAGCGGCTCGCGTTCGCGCTTAAAGGCGCGTCGCTTGCTGATAGTGTAGTCCCCATGTCAATAACCCTTGACAAAACCGCAGGTCAGACGGCAAGTCATATTGAAGTCCACCCAATATACACAGCCTGTGGATTATCTTTTAGCCATTGTTCTCTTAACTTGTTTTGGTAAATCCAATCAATATCATGATTATCCGTAGCCTTCAACCCACTTATGTTGACAGTTATTGCAGTCATGTAAATACTCCCTACCAGCTTGGATAGTGTTGGTGTTATACCCTAGACACTCTGGGCATTGATCTTTCTGCATGTGTAACAGCTGCCGCTTTCAAGTTTCCAAGCCCCACATTTTGTGCAGCGGACAACTGATTTATCAGTCATAGCCTCAATTCTAGCCTTTACCCCTGCGTTTTGACACTTAACACACATAACAACTACATGTTCTTGACCTGCATCAAAATCCGCTAATTCATGGAAAAGCATGGGTTGAGCGCATTTATTACATTTAAATACCCATGTTAAATCACTCATCAATTACGGCGTTTATTATGTATCTAGTTAAATCATGAGCAGCTGTAAATACAACATTAAAGTCATGTTCATTTGTATCAGCTCTAGTGAGCCCATAAATAGGTCTGCCATACCTAAAGGCACTAGCTGGGGCAAGCAATACGCCGTCGGTGTATCTAATGCAGATACGGTTAAATGCTTGTGGCTCATCATCAACAGGCTCAGTCAGCCACATCTTTTGAAGCTTTTGTAAAGGGAACTTAACCTCATTATTTATTGACTTGTTAAGCCATTTGACTTCCAGTCCACCTATGTAGTTTGCGTAGCCACCATCTTTGACTTGGTTAACAAGAAAGTCCATAAAGTAAAATCTAGGTGTTGGATACAATTCCCAACGAAAGTTGGCAGCCAACCAATCAGCCACCAACTTTTCTTTTCTGCCATCACCGTAAACCTGACGGATTGGTTCAGCCATGATGGTTTAGCTCAATGTGGTTAATGCAACCACAGGCAACGCATTTTTTAATACCGTCTATGGTCATTAGCCTTGGGTCATTACACATTTCACAACACTCTGACAATGGAACTACATCTAGTACAACTCCATCATCTGTAAATGTAGCCCTAACTCCAGTTGAGTCAATCATTTCCATATCGCCCATTACTCAGTCCCTTCAAAGAACCATCTGCCATTTGCTGAGAGTTTTGCCCAAACGGCGTGTTCTTTAACGTTACCGTTGCAAACGTAGCCATAGTAAGTTTTTCCACCCTTGCTAATACCCTGTTTAAGAGTATGTCCATGCTCGCACTCAGGCGGTGGGTTAGGTGTTGAACTACCTATTGCATCAACAACCTCACCAACTGACCACACAACAGGTTTAGGCGTTTTATCAGCTGCAAAACTATCTCGCAAAATAGTTTCAATCTGACCTGATTTACTACCCGCTGCGCCATACATGTTTTGACGTTGCTCTAGCTTCTCTTTGAAGCTTTTGGTAGGAGCTTCCGCTGCAATGACTTTAACCATTTCGCTTTGACTTGGTCGCTTACCTTTAGCTGCGTATCCAGCATTGGCGAGGCTGCGCCCAAGAGCAGAAGTTTCCGCGTTCTCCAATGCAGAAGTTGAATTGACGCCTCTATCCGTAACCACCTCGTAAGCGAGTCCAGTCGCCCAAGGGTTTGCGTCCAACTCTGTACGATATATTGAAGCGCGGACAATAAACCTCGTAGGACTAGACTCCAAAAGCTCAGTATAAATACGAAAATCAGGATATTCAGCAATAAATTTAGCAAGACGCACCTCTACCGTTTCATAGTCGTTTATGTTAAATGCCATCGTCCTCACCCCTCATTTCTCTAACAATCTTTCCGTAGATAATTCCGTATCCAAACAAATCTCGGAGTGAGTCGTCATGGTCACTTGTTTGACTAAGACGTGCGACTTTGACGAGCAACATGCACATTGCGACCTGTTCAGGCGAAATGTAAGTGTCCAAATAGCCTGACCAGAGTTCGCTAATTCGTCGGTGATTTTGCTCTGGACTTCCGTAAATGCTGCCTCTATCGGCAAGCGTTGTGTGGATTTCATTGAGCAGTTCCTCAGTTCTTTTCATAGTCAAATACCTCATCTGACTGTTTTTGTATATTGGTCAATCGTCGGTGCGATTCCCAACCTATCGCCCTGCCCCGCCAATAACCTTTATTGTAAATTTCCTTATGCCACAAGCTGACAGCCCAAGAAAGCAATCCAGTTGCAATCATAAACCACAAAACCGTTAGTCCGTTGATTGTCATTAGTTTGTCCAAGAACTTGCATAGTCGGTAGTAAAGCAATACATCTCAACTGCGCTGTCATAAGCGATTGAATAAGTGTGACCTACTTGGTCAAGAAAGTGAGTAGCAAGAACAAGAGCTGCGTAACTCTCAGTCCAAAAAATATACTCATGATTAAAGTTCATTTCTTGGTCAAAGCGAAATTCCTGTACTTCCCAGTTTTGACCTTTGAACTCCATTTGACTTTCAGTTAATCTTTCAAAGTCCAATGGATTTAATTGTACATTAGCTAAGTTTTTAGCATGTTTGGTTTTCATTTAAAGCCTTTCCGTTAAACCAAGTTCCGTTAACTTGGATAGGAAAAGCATGAGGCTTAGAGCTGACATTTACAACCCCAGCCTTGGGCGTGTTCTATAACGCTTTTGTTACAATAGCCCCAGTTCATCAAAGGCGTCAATTTGTTCATCAATATCTCTAGGCTCGTAATCGGTCTGCCTACCCATAGATTTTACCCTCAACTATGAAGCTGCCATCTTTTTCAATAGGCACAAATACAGGCGCAACCTTTTTGTTCTTTACATACAAAATTCCGAACCCTTGTTGCCAATTGCCGCTGCCGCCTTTTAGGTATTTTGCAGAGGAAAACGACATTAAATTTCCGACTTCAAGACCAAACAAGGTATGCCCTATTTTGCCCCCTGACGAGGCTGTAACAGAGGCTAAACCCCCGCGATGAGTATGCCCACACACCACGCTCTTACCATGCCTTATAGCCAATCCTAGGGCTGTTTGACCACCCTTTTGGGATACCTGCCCCTCGTCACCATGAAGGATAATCCAATTAGGTGCAATGGGCATTGGTTCGCGCCAAAATTTAATGCCTAGCTCAGGCAAGCCAAGCCAATTTTCAAACTTTAATTCAGGTAATGAAGCAAAGGCTGGCAACCTAGTTTTGATTGAATTCCATAATCGGTCAGTATGGTTTGACCTGACCATATCTGTTACCTGTAAGTCGTAGAGGACTTGCTTAGTAACTTGGCGATCTCGGTCAAGTGTTCCAGCAAACTCACCCGCCAAACCGCGTTCCCATTTACTAAGCTGAGGGAGGTCAATTTCATCTCCGACCGTTGCAACTTGGTGCGGTTTCCATTTTGCAATAAAGCGTACAAGGTTTCTAGTTGCAATTGGGTCATGATAAGGAATTTGTAAGTCGGAAATCAGGACGATTCGCTTAATTTATTCGTCCTCGTCAAAGTCGTCTAATGGGTTTTTAATTGGGTCTGTTGTGTCAACAATCCAATCAGGATAACTAGACCTGTCCATTGCAAACGCTAGAGCTGTGCCTTCGTCCATGTTTGCTTTTCGGCATGCCATATAAACTTCGTTGGCTGCAATTGCCCAGTAATCTAGCTTAGTAAGTACAGGCTCTTTAGTTGTCCTGCGTCTTTTAGCTACTTTCTTTTTAGGTTTGCGCTTTGTTGCCATAGGTTTATTTTACTTCCTGCTAATGACAATAAACAGCTCATCAATGCGATTTGAAAGGTGTGTTGTTTGTTGTTGTAATGAGGTCAACTGATCTTTCATGCTTGAGCCGCCATTGGGGCGAAGCTCGTTTAACCAACCTTTTACTAGCCAGCGTAAGCCAGCCAGCACTCCAATTAATGTGGTGGTAATTCCAGCAGCAAAGCCAGCCCACTCAAGGGCTGACATTACTCTTTACTGCCTATGCCAAATGCTGAGTCGTCAGGATTTAAAGCTCTAAGGATAGGGGCAAGAAAAGCTACTAAAAATGCTTTCCAAATATCATCAAAAGAACCTGAAGGATTTGTTACATATACAGTTGCTAAACATACAAACGCACTTCGTCCGTATGAGTTAATTGCAGCCAATAACTTGCTATTCATGTTTGCCCCCTAGTAGTGGTATATCAAAAAATTCAGAATTGTTATCTTGGTTCTTGCGGAAAGAAAGGTGAATATGGTGGTTATGCAAATTGTAGCCGCGATAGCGACGCCATTTGTAATTTAGAATTGGCGAAGCAATCATGCCTAAATGAATCACATAATGAATACGTCCATGACGTTTAGCGTAGAGTCTAATCTGATCTGCCAAATATGCTGAAGCTCGTTTGTCGTCAGAAAGGCGAGCGTCAATGTCAATTGCTCTAACAACAAAGTTGGCTGACGCGTCGGGTATGTGATCGCTTTTACCTCTGCGTTTGTGATGATCGTCAGCAATCCACCCATCACTTTTGCGCTGGCGATCTCCGTAAGAATCATCTACCTGATTGCGTAACTGAGCAGCCGCTTTTGATAACCATGGTTTCATTTAGACACAATTTTTCAAGATTATGCTAAAAGTAATTTAGCCTCATCGGCGGTTATCCCTAAGCGTTCAAGTAACTCAGCCTTAGCTTGAGCCTTCGCTTCGGCTTCGGCTTGCCTCGTTTGTTCATTTGCAATGTCAATTTGTAATTGAGCAAATTCATCGTCGTTCATTTCACGCTCAACAATTTCGCCAGTTGTGACATTGTGAATTTTAATCATTGGTCTAATCATTATTTAACTCCCCAAAGTTTGTAAGTTCCTGCGCTAAATGTTTGACCGCCATTGGTTCTAAAAATGATAGTGTCAATGTTGTCGGCTGTTTCTTGGCTACCAATAATTATTGCATTACTGTTTGTGCTGTTTTCGTTGCCCCAACTGTAATATCCAAACATTTGTAAAGTTCCAGAGGTTAGGGAATACATTGGAAAAATGAATCTATATCTTTTAAAAGTATCTGATGCACTAGGTAATGCGCCACCATCTCCAGCAATC